CAATAAGCGAACACATTGTTGACGTATGCGGTGTACCTAACATTTACCAGGGTCCAAAATTGAATCCAGAATGGTTTGGTTGGCAAGAATGTCTTGCAAATCTTGCTGTACCAGCTAGACCATATCCACACGATCTACTAGAGATAGCAATTGTTGATTTCAAGGAAGCGCTTTTGCCTATTTTCAACAGCGATCTATGGAAGGATTGTACTCCTCTAACGGATCACGATAATTTGTGTGGTATGCCTGGTAAGAAATTCATGGATGCAATTAAGTTGAACACTTCAGTTGGTTTTCCCTTGTCTGGTGCAAAGAGAAATTTCGTTACTGAACTTGAACCTACGGAAGAGTGGCCAAACAATAGAGAACTAGAGAAAGAACTCATGGATGAAATTACAAGGATCGAAGATTGTTACAAGCGTGGAGAGAGGGGTTATCCCATTGCCAAAGCTTGCAAGAAAGATGAGATTTTGACGATGGACAAATGTCGTATATTCTATGGCAATGCTCTATCATTGACATACCTCATTCGGAAGTATTATCTACCCATTCTGCGAGTGTTGCAAATGAATCCTCTCAAATCTGAGTGTGCAGTTGGCATCAATTCACACGGTCCTGAATGGCAGGAATTGCATGATCACATCATGAAGTTTGGTGATGAACGACTTTTTGGAGGTGACTATGGAAAGTATGATCAGAAGCTTCCTGCTCAATTGATTTTTGCTGCTCTGCGCATTCTCATTGATTTTGCGCGAGTTTGTGATTACACTAGTGAGGACATCAAAATCATGGAGGCAATGACAGGAGATATTGTGTTTTCCTACATTGCTTTCAATGGTGATCTTATTGGACTCACAGAAGGTACGCATATCAGCGGAAATTCGCTCACAGTTATCATTAATGGTATTTGTGGTTCATTGAACCTAAGATGCTATTTCTATTCTCAAAATCAGCCAGACTCAGTTGAAACACGATTGCGTTTTCGCGATTATGTTTCAATTATGACGTATGGTGATGATAATATTGGTTCTGTGAGTAGCGAAATCCATAATTTCACTATCAAGGGTTGTTCTGAGTTTCTTGGTGAATTCGGACAGGTATACACAATGCCTGATAAAGAGTCTGACCTGAAGGATTTTCTACCCATTGAGGACAGGGAATTTCTAAAGAGAGATAGTGTTTGGCACCCAAAACTTGGAGTTCATCTCGGGGCTCTTTTGGACAAGTCAATCTACAAATCTTTGCATTGTTTCATGCGAGGTAAGAACTGTGTAGATACCGAGGAAAGCGC